GTCTTGATGCCATGCTGATAGCAGTATTCAAAGCGGCGAAGGCAGGCGACCTGCAAAGCATCAATAGTGTCTTGGCGATTCAGGGTCGGAGAACGCGCTACCTTGGCCTTGATGCACCCGTCAAATCCGAGAACAAGACGGACCTCAATAGTGGGGGCGTGCTGGTGATCGGGGCGACCATGACGCCAGAGGAATGGGACGCGCAAGCCAAGATTCAGCAGGACTCGATTCTTCGCGACAGCCACCAAGACGACGGGCAGGATTGATGGCAATCCCTGTCGTATGGCGTGCGCAGGCCGGGTCCCAGCAGCAGTTCCTGGACTGTCCGCACCGCGAGGTTTGCTACTCCGGCACCAGAGGTCCTGGCAAGGCCTTACCTTTTGACACGCCCGTGCTTACCCCCAGAGGTTGGAAGCGGCATGGCGATTTGAAGCGTGGCGATGTGGTGATGACGCCATCGGGCGATCAAGCCAGCATTACCCATGTTTTTCAGCGCCCACAGCGCCAGTGCTATCGAGTCACGTTTGACGACGGGGCCGAAGTTGTGGCTGCTGATGAGCATCTGTGGAAATTCCGAGTGGTCGGATACTCACGCAAGGCCGGCAACGGAAATCAGTGGCATTGGGACGACACGGACGCCATGCGCGCTCATGTTGAGGCTGGGCGCTCCGTGCTGATTCCTACGGTAAACCCGCTTCCTCTGCTTTCACCTATGCGCTTGCGTGAACTGCCGCTCGATCCCTACGTGCTCGGTTTGCTGCTGGGTGATGGGTGCTTTACTCAAGGGCGCGTGTTGTATTGCACGGTCGATGATGAGCTGGCGCAGGCTGTGCTGTCAGTGGGCGCGAAGGAATCACCGCTGAATCCTGCCCGCAATCTGCGCAATTTCACACTCTCCAGCCTGAAACCAGTGATTGCCAAGGTCGGCCTGAAAAACACCAACAGTGGCACCAAGTTCGTCCCGCAGTGGTACAAATTCGCCCCGGTGGATGTGCGAGTGTCCGTGCTGCAAGGTCTCATGGACACCGATGGCAGCGTGGATGCCAAAGGCTACATCGAGTTCACCAGCATTAGTAAGCAGCTCGCGCTGGACGTGCAATGGCTGGCGCGCTCACTTGGCGCGAAGGCGACGCTAAGCGAGAAGGTGCCGACTATCAACGGCGAGACCTATGCGACGGCCTACCGTGTTTACATGCAGCCAGCCGGAAAATTCAAACCTTTTCGGCTACAGCGCAAGGCGCAGCGGGTGGTCGGATACATGCATCATGAGCTTTGCCGCCGCGTGGTTTCCATCGAGCCGGTCGGGGTGCAGGATTGCAACTGTATTCATATTGACCATCCCGATCACTTGTACGTTGTCACGGACGGTTTCATCGTCACTCACAACACCGACGCCATATTGATGGCCTTTGCCAAGGAATGTGGCAAGGGCTACGGCATGCACTGGCGTGGCATCATTTTCCGCAAGGAATACAAGCACCTGGACGACATCGTTAGCAAGAGCAAGCGCTGGTTCAACCAGATCGTGAGCCACCAGCGCCCGCGTTTCCTCTCAGGCATGGGGCAATTCAAGTGGATTTGGCCGGACGGCGAAGAGCTGCTGTTTCGTGCTTTTCCAAATCCGGATTCGTACTGGTCATTCCACGGGCATGAGTATCCATTCGTGGGGTTCGAGGAGCTGACGGGTTGGCCCAGCATCGAATGTTACGAAAGCATGATGTCGTGCAATCGCAGCTCGTTCCAGCCCAAGCCGGGTCAGCCCAAGATTCCATTGATGGTGCGCTCGACAACCAACCCGTATGGCGTTGGCCACAACTGGGTGAAGGCCTACTTTATCGACCCTGCGCCCTATGGCGTGCCGATTGTGAACAGCCAGGGGCAAAAGCGCGTGACGCTCTTTGGCTCGGTCAATGAGAACAAGTTTCTCGATCAGGAATACGTCAAGACGCTCAATGCGTTGACCGACCCGAATAAGCGCAAGGCCTGGCTTTACGGTAGCTGGGACATTACCAGCGGTGGCATGTTCGATGACCTCTGGAATCGAGACCTGCACGTCCTGCCGCGGTTTGTTCCACCGGCGACCTGGCGCATCGACCGCTCTTTCGATTGGGGCAGTTCACACCCGTTTTCTGTTGGCTGGTGGGCTGAGAGCGATGGCCTGCCGGCGACCGTTGCAGGCGTTGAGCGCTGGTTCCCCCGGGGCACGCTGATTCGCATGGACGAATGGTATGGCTGCTCAGGCAAGCCAAATGAGGGCCTGCGCCTGACTGCGCAAGCGGTTGCCAGCGGTATTGTTGATCGTGAGACCCGCATGCGTGAGCGAGTGCCCCAACAAATCAAGGCGGGCCCGGCTGACTCTTCGATCTATGCCGTCACCGATGACGTGAGCATTGCGCAAAACATGGCGAAGGCTGGCGTGCGCTGGACGCCTGCAGACAAGAAGCCTGGCTCACGCAAGAACGGTTGGGAATTGATACGGGTGCGCCTGGAGGCGGTTGTCACTGGTGAAGACCGCCCGGGCATGTACGTCATGGACAACTGCCGCGACTTTCTGCGCACTGTGCCCCCCATTGCTCGTGACCAGCGCGATCCAGACGATGTGGACACCGAGGCGGAAGACCATATCGCTGATGAAGTCCGTTACCGCTGCCTGGCGCCCAAGCGCGAAGCAAGCTCTGAAACCCTTGTGATGTAAGGAACTCCCAATGCAAACGAATGAACAGGCTGTTGCCGAAATCTCTTCTGCAGCCAAACTGATGGCCGACGATATTGACATGGTGCGCTGCCTGATGGGTGGCACCAGAGCGATGCGCAAGGCGGGGGTGAAGTATCTGCCGGCCTGGGCGAATGAAGACACGCTCAAGCACCAGACCCGATTGTCGGTCTCCACACTGTTCCCTGCGTACAGCCGAACTGTGACGACACTGGCGGGCAAACCCTTTTCCAAGCCGATCAACTTTGGCGATGATGTTCCGCCAAATATCAAAGAGTGGATGGAGGATGACGCCGACATGCAAGGGCGCAACCTCGACACCTTTACCGCCACCGTGCTCGAAGCAGCCTTGGCCTACGGAATTTGCGGCATCCTGGTGGACGTCCCGAAGGGAAAAGTCGAGCCGGGCCAAGTTGTGACGCAGGCGCAAGAGGCCGCGGCCGGGGTGCGCCCCTACCTGATCCATGTGGTCCCCTGGAACATCCTGGGCTGGAAAGCCAAGGCGATCAACGGCGTCATGACGCTGCTGCAACTGCGCCTGCGTGAGTTTGTGACAGAGGAAGACGGCGATTTTGCTGAAAAGGAAATCGAGCAGATCAGGGTGTTAGAGCCGGGTTCATGGGAGACCTATCGCAAGGTCAAAGAGAAAGAGGGGGAATGGGTGCCGTTCGAAAGCGGACCCACAAGCATCGACTTCATTCCCTTTGTGCCGGTTTACGGCCAGCGCACTGACTTCATGATGGGCAAGCCGCCGATGTTGGAGATGGCGCACCTGAACGTCAAGCACTGGCAGAGCCAGAGCGACCAGGACGACATCTTGCACGTCTGCCGGGTCCCGATCCTGGTGGTCTCAGGCATTGATGATGACAGTTTCAGCATGACGATTGGCGCAAGTGCAGCCGTCAAACTGCCAACCGGCGCCAATGCGTTCTTTGTCGAGCATTCCGGTGGCGGGGTGGGCGCAGGGCGCACCAGTCTGGAAGACCTCAAAGAAGAAATGCGCCAGGCCGGTGCCGAGCTGCTGGTGATTCAGGCAGCGGCGATCACCGCAACGCAGGTTTCCAGCGAAAACTCGGTGGGCATGTGTGCTTTGCAGCGCATTGTTCAGGGCACCGAAGACGCGCTTGACCAAGTGTTGCAGTATTGCGCCCTGTGGATCAACCAGGCCGAGGGCGGTCACGTCACCATCTTCAATGACTTTGGCGCAACAAGCCTGGCTGAGGCCGGTGCGCAGCTCCTGCTCCAGATGCGCCTGAGTGGCGACCTGAGCAAAGAAACGCTGCTCAGCGAGATCAAACGTCGGGGCATTCTGTCCGCCGAGGTCGACCCAGCGAAGGAAATGGAAGCCGCCGCCGCCGATGGCCCGCCGCTTGGCACGATGGGTACGCAACCGAATCCGCCAGCGGGCGCAGGGCAGGGTGGCAATGGCAACGGTCAATGAACTGCTGCGTGATCTGAAC